TATTGGTGGAGACAGATGGAGTCTGCGCAATTGGTTATTATTACTATATATTGTGGTACAGATTGGCAAAACACACTATATATTGTGGTGATCGAATGGTTTGTTTTGTTACATAACTATGCGCTATATTTTCGAGATGATATCCAGCTTATCTTCCTCGTATAAATGACCGTAAGTTTTCATCACTTGTTCCACCGTGTCACCGATCAAGTCCGCAACAACCATCATATTTGCACCGAGGTGGATCAGCATGGAAGCAAAAGAGTGCCGAAGGTCGTGAATCCGGATCGGCTCCAGCCCGGCTTGCTCACAGTAGCCAAGGAAACGATACCGAACGGTGTTTTCCGCAAACGGATTTTCCCCTCCGAAGAAGAACGGCTTTTGTCCTTCATACTCTTTCAGAATCTCCTGCAACGGCTTGCAGATCGGCGTTGCGGCTTTTTTCTCGTTCTTGGTGTTTGTGATTGTGTATGGCGTTCCATCGTGCGTCTTGCGGGAATATGTCTTTGTGAAACTGATCCGATCCCGTTTGATATCATCATACTGTAAAGCCAGGACTTCTCCCTTTCTTCTTCCGGTATAGAACAGTACGCCAAAGAACGCCCGCCACTGCGGATCGTCAATCACAGACAAAAAATGTTCGAACTGCTCCTTTGTCCAAAACTTCATCTCTGTTTTTTGGACACGCTTTTTGGGTCTTTTGACCTTCCGTAAATTGTTCGGTATTCCGAATCGGTTTTCCGCATAAGACAATGTGGTCATCAAGGTGTTTCGGATGCGGACGAAATACGCCTGTGAGTATGGTTCCCCGTCCGGTTTGCGCATTGCCAGGATTCCGTCCTGCCAGCGGAACAGGCGTTCGGCGGTCAGGTCGCATAGCTTCTCCTTGCCGAGGGTCGGCTTGATATATAGGTCATACAGCTGTTTCTTGTCCCATACCGTGGAACCTTTGTTTTCCCCGCTTGCCGCCGCAAGATAGATCGGGAACATTTCTTCCATTGTGTAGTCGTGAACAGCGGAGGAAATGGATTCTGTTTTCTTTTTACTCGCGACATCCGGGGAAATCAGTTCGCAGTGCTTGGTAATGAAATCAATGTACCCGCGTCCGGCTTCCTTCCTGTTTTTGAATCCGCAAAGCCTTTTCTGTTTTTCTCTCCCGTCAAGCGTAACCACACGGAATACGACATCAAATGAAGATTTCCCATCCTTCATAATCCGCTCTTGGACACTGTATTTATTCGAGGTGATATAAAACTCTGTCATACTGATCCTCCCGTTTCCCGTGTTATTTTGACAATCAACCATCAATAAACAGCCATTTTCCGAAAAAAAATTATCTTTTTATCAAGAATAAAAAGTTTTCGACAAAATATATCTTGACTTTTAACTGTTTATGTATTATAATTTAATCAATTAAATATCTGAAAGGGGCATGAAATGAACGAACTAACTGCGTTGATTGAATCCTACGCCGACAAACAAGCCGCTATACGGATTGCAACATCCGTTATTTTGGCTTATCTTGGGCAGTTGAGATCCGGTCAAGCAGTTCGTTCAGCCGGGAATCCCGGCAATACATAATATACCGTGGTTGTTTCCGTTTTGGAAGCAACCACTTTTTTCTACAAGTTATTTATCCTCCTTTTTCTTCAGCCCCGACATCTTCAAAGCCGTTTCTATTAGTGCCAAAAGTTCTTTTCTGTTTTCTTCCGGAACAGATCGATACAAGTCCAGAAAAACTTTCTCGTCCGGATCCTCTATATCTCCGTTATTGGAACCAGCGGAATCTTCACCGGAAATATCAACCGGCATATCATCCAAAACATCAAGCAAATAAGATAAAGAAACACTCATTCCATCCGCCAAAGCCTTCAATTTTTCTATTGTAAGACTTATTTCTTTTCCTGTGCAAGGATTTTTTTCATTTTCAATCATAGAAATATAGCCATTAGAAACACCACACTTTTGCGCAAGCTTGCGTTGGGATAAATTATGCTCTTTTCTATAATTTTTAATAAATTCTGATAATGTCATGTTATTCTATCGCTCTATTCTTTTTTTAATCCCGACATTTTCAAAACTGTTTCTATTAAATCCAACAATTTCTTTTGATTTTCTTTTGGCACAGATTGAAACAACTGATGCATCGCTTTTTCTTCCTCTGTCATTGTACTATAGGTCGTTTTTTCTTCTCTTTCTACGGATACTTCACAACCCATGAGCCAAGATTCACTGACACATAAAGCAACCGCAAGTTTATGGAGCGCAATTTGGCGCGCCTCATGCCGACCGTTCATATACTGACTTATCTGTGCTTTTGAAAGTCCGGACAATCTGGCTAAGTCTGCGGCTTTTACCCCTCTCATATCCATAGCTTCTAATAATCTCTTTTGAAAAGTGCTTTCCATATTTTCTCCATGTCAAATTTACCTTTTTCTATATTATACACCGCAGTTAAACTGATTTCAAGAGGAAAATAAAAAAATTAAAATATTTTTACGAAACCACTTGACAAGCGGAGTTAAATATGTTATACTATTGTCAGTTAAATAAGTTTAACCAAAAGGGAGGTTATAAGATGTTCAACTATTCAAAGTTGAGGGGAAGAATCCGCGAGAAATATGATACACAGTCAAATTTTGCGCAGAAAATGGGCATTTCTACTGTGTCTGTGTCGTGCAAACTTGGAAACAAGGCACAATGGACACAAGAAGAAATTTTGAAAGCAGCACAGCTTCTCGAAATTTCAAACGAAGAAATACCAACTTATTTTTTTACCGAAAGAGTTAAAGATACTTAACCTGAGAGGCACATGGAAATTTTATCAGAAAACAAGAAATTCGGCATCCGTTACGGCATAGATGACGATGGGTTGCTGTTTTTCGGTGACGGGAAAACACCGGAAACAAAAATCACGTTTCATGATTCGGAAGAACAGCGAAACCTCTGCATGGATTTGCTTAATCGGGATCCCAAAAGAATTACCAATGATTTGGAAAGGGAATATCGGTACACACGGCTTATAACTCTCGAAAACGCCTACAACGGATTCTTATATCGCGGGGAGTACAGAATCGAGGACTTACGGGTCGCTTATAAAAACCTTAGCGAGTTACTGGAAGACAACCTGATCCGGAGACACGCGATGGAAAAAACAATCCAGTCTTACGAAGTACGCGAAAGGCAAAAAGGATTTTATAATCTTTTGGATAAAGGAATTTTCGATCTTTCCGGATTGAACAAACTGCTCATCCGTTATAACTCCTGCATCGATCTTTCGAAATGCACTGATGAAATCTGCCACAGAATCTCCGTTTCAGAAATTGCGCTTAAACGGGTAATCCATGACAAGTTGTTTCATGAACAGGTGAGCAATAACGAGAATGCGAAAGGAGAACCGCAATGACAACCGATGAAACCATCCAGGAACCCATACCCGTCAGAATGACCCTCGCACAGCGGCGCGAGATGTTTGCAAAGGACTATCTTGATTTGACCGACCTATCAATGCTGCTTGGGACTTGCTACTCGCGGGCATCGGAGATCGTGCAGGAAATCAAGTTCAACACCCGCGACCGTCTGCACACCCGCGGCAGGATCCACGTGCAGGATTATTTCGACTACTACCATCTTGACCCGAAGAACTACTACAGAGGAAATCTGGAGGACGAAAAAGACAATGAAACGAACACTGAAAGCGATTGCTGAATGGTTCCGGTTCCTTGTAACCGGCAAATCTGACACAGCTGTTTCGGACAAGCTGTGCGACTTCTCCGGTCAGGGACGCGACCGGTACGGTCTGTAAATCAAGAATAAGAACTGATTTTATTATCGAAAGGATGATGGGAATGATTTCAGAAGTCAAGTACAACAACCATGACGAATGGTTGAAAATCCGATCCAAATATATCGGAGGAAGCGATGCCGGAGCGGTTATCGGGATGAACCCATACAAAAGCGCCTATACCCTTTGGGCAGAAAAGACCGGGAGGGTTCCACCGTTTGATGGCAATATCGTGACAAAAGTCGGTAGCTACCTGGAGGATTTTGTTGCAAAGCTGTTTGAAGAAGAAACCGGCAAGAAAGTTCGCCGGAAGAACCGAACGATTTTGAACACCGCGTGCCCATGGGCTTGCGCCAATATCGACCGCGTTGTGCTGGGCGAAAATGCGATCCTCGAAATCAAAACATCAACCAGTATTCCAACCATTCGAAAGGTTAAGAGCGGAGAACCCGCGGATGCTTGGTATTGCCAGGTACAGCACTATATGGCGGTAGGAGGATATGATATCGCGTATATTGCCGTTCTCGTCAATTGCCGCGAATTGGTTGTGTTCACGATTCCGAGAGATGATGCAGATATCGCCATTCTAATGAAGGCAGAAGAAGCATTCATGGATTGTGTGAAAACGGACACTCCGCCTGGAATTGATGGAAGCGAATCATCCAAAGAAACCGTTTCCGGTCTTTATCCGGAATCCACCGATGAAGTTGTCGATCTTAGCGCATACGGGACAAGCCTTGACGAATATATGGCGCTTGGACGTCAGATCAAGGAAATGGAAACCCGCCGTGATGCCATAGGGAACACGATAAAGTCCCATATGGAAAATGCAGGACGCGGAGATTCCGGCAATTACAAGGTAACATGGACAAGCAGTGACCGCAAGAGTTTTGACAGCAAATCTTTCGCAAAGGAAAATCCGGAAATTGATCTTAACCCGTACTACAAAACGACTACAGTCAGAACGTTCAAAGTAACAGAAAGAAAAGGAGCATAAAAATGGGAACCATTCAAAATGCAGTATCGCAAGCAAACAATCGTCAGGTGGAAGCAAAAAAATCCGTCAACCAAATCATGAACGCAATGCTGGACGGCGAAAATCTGCGGAACCGATTCAACGACCTACTCGGAAAAAGGGCGCCGCAGTTTATCAGCTCCATCGTGTCTTTGGTGAACTCGGACAAAAATATGCAGCAAGCATTTTACGAGTCACCGATGACCGTCATTCAAGCCAGTTTGAAAGCCGCTTCCTTTGACCTCCCGGTAGATCAAAACCTCGGATATGCCTATATTGTTCCTTTCAATAACTTCAACAAGGACAGCGGGACTTCAAAGATGGAAGCAACCTTCATCCTCGGATGGAAAGGAATGCATCAACTTGCAATCCGAACAGGCGCATACAAGACAATCAATGTTGTCGATGTAAGAGAGGGAGAACTGAAAAGCTACAACCGGCTGACGGAAGAAATCGAGATCGAATTCATAGAAGACGAGGACGAGCGCGAATCGAAACCGGTAATCGGATATGTTGGATATTACCGGTTGGTAAACGGTACCGAAAAGACCATCTACATGACCGTCAAGCAAATCGAGAATCATGAAAAGAAATTCCGCAAAGGAAAATATCAAGGCAAGGGGTGGCGCGATGATTGGGACGCGATGGCAAGAAAAACGGTCTACCGCCGCTTGATTGGCAAATGGGGTGTAATGTCCATCGAATATCAAACATCCCGCGATGGAGCCAATCTCGCAGATCAAATGCGCGATGAAATGACAGATGCAGGGAATTCAGAGACCGTCCAGCCGATCACCGGAGAATTTGAACCGGCAGAAGGAGACTCAAATGACGCTCAACCTGAATAAAGCGATCATCGCCGGAAACATCACACGCGACATTGAGTTGCGGCAAACACCTTCCGGCATCTCGGTTGCGTACTTTACGGTTGCGGTTGCCCGGAGCAAGAAGGGCAAGGACGGCAACTACATCCAAGAGACGGATTTCATCGACTGCCAGGCATGGGACAAGAAAGCGGAATTCCTCGGCAGGAACTTTCGCAAGGGCGATCCGGTCTGCGTCCTCGGTTCTATCCGCAAGCGGCAATGGAAAGCCAATGACGGCACCAACCGATATGCCACGGAGGTGGTTGCCGATGACATTCTCTTTGCCGGGGCAAAAGCGCAGCCTGGTTGGAATGGAGATGGCTTGCGGGCAAAACCTCAACAACAGATGCAATTGCCGCAAGAATTAAGCACCGTGCCTTTCCCGTCCGATTTGGACGAAAGTTTGCCATTTTGATCTACCGGAGGTGAACATATAGTGCGAGAAGTCAAATGGGTAAAAATAACCACCGATATGTTTGACAACCGGAAAATAAAGCACCTCCGAAGATTGCCTGACGGAAACAACATCGTTCTGATTTGGATAATGCTATTAACCATGGCAGGACGATGTAATTCCGGAGGAAAAATTTTTCTGACAGAAAACATTCCGTATGACGAAAAAATGCTTGCGGATGAGTTGGATTTCAAAGAAAACACAGTGGCTGCTGCTCTGAAAAATCTCGAACAACTTGATATGATCGCGATAGACAACGGATTTTATACAATCGTTGGATGGGGTGAGTATCAAAATGTCGATGGAATGGATAAAGTAAGAGAGCAAACAAGAAAAAGAGTTGCCGAGTTCAAAAAGAACAAAAAGTCACAAGCCGGTAACGTTACCAGTAACGGTTCATCGGATGATATTTTCGAAGAAAAGGTAACGCACAGTAACGTTACCGGTAACGTTACCAGTAACGCAAAAGTAACGCATGGTAACGTTACCGGTAACGCCGAGGTAACGCAAGGTAACGCGACAGAAGAAGAAAGAGAAGAAGAAAGAGAATATAATACTCTCTCTATAAGCGCGTGCACGCGCGTTGCACCCCCAAAAGCGCCGTATTTTACACCCCCAACCATAGAAGAAATTCGCGAATATTGCGTAAACCGGAACAACAACGTAAATCCGGAACAGTTCTATGACTTCTATGAGAGCAAGGGATGGATAGTTGGAAACGCGCGAATGAAAGATTGGAAAGCGGCAGTTCGTACATGGGAAAGACGAAGCGAACGAGCACCGGCAACCGCTCCAAAATGCAAAGGCAGTTTCGACACAGACGATTTCTTTCAGGCAGCTTTGAACCGAACCTACGGAACGGAGGAAACGTAAATGGACAGCAATCCCTGTTGGAAACGGAACCCCTGCCCGGACAGGCACCCCGGATGCCATTGTGAGTGTGATGCATACCGGCAATGGGCAGAAGAACACAGCAAGACACGGGACGCGCAGAACGAGCGGCGGCACCTTGAAGAATACCCGTCCGTTATGCGTAGTTACCGGATCAACCAATTCAGACGCAGAAAGGAGATTCACGCATGAGTGCACCGACAAAATCAGAGGTCACGAGAGTTTATAACTATCTGCTGAACCACCACAGAGGAAAAGCCCACGCAGGAACGCGAGACGAGATCAGAACCGTTCTCGGCATCGATGCACGGAAGTTCCGGTATATCACGCATGAGATCAATACATCAACGGACTACCCGTTCATCGTTGCGACCTCCGGCAAGATGTACCTGGTGGACGATCCGACAGAGTGCGTGAGACACATTCTGCAAACAAGCCAAGCCGCAAGAAGCCTTATGGTCAAGGCGCAGAGAATGACGAGAAAGATGAGAAATCTATCTCAACTATCGGTCGAGGATTTGTTCCGGCTGGAATGTGAGGAAGAAGATGTCGCAAATCAGCATATTTGACGGAGCAAAGCCGCTCCGGATACGGAAGCCGATCCAGCTGATAGAGCTGTTTGCCGGATACGGTTCACAGGCGCTTGCACTGAAATATCTCGGTGTCCCGTTTGAACAGACCCTGATATCCGAATGGGCAATCCCGTCCATCCTCGCATACAAGGATCTGCATTTCCCGCGGACGGAGCCACTGCTCGCCAAAACGAGATACGATGTTGCAGTCCGGATGCTGACAGATAAAATCTCGCGGGACTATAAAACGCCGCTGACGGAAGAACGGATCCGCAGGATGACAAAGAAAACGGTGATGGACGTTTGCAATGCCGCTCTTGTGACCGGAAACTCACTTTCCATTTGCAAAACCGAATCTATAGTATCGGCACTTGCCAACAGCAGAGACAGCACCACCGTTATGACCTACTCGTTCCCTTGCCAAAGTCTTTCGCTTGCGGGGAAGTTGGACGGGATGGAGGAAGGCTCCGGAACACAGAGCAGCTTGCTGTGGGAGGTCGGACGGCTTCTGCGGAACGCGCATGAGAACGGCGTTTTGCCGGACATCCTGCTGATGGAAAACGTTCCGGAGGTGGTCGGCGAGCGGAATATCGGCGTATTCCGCAGATGGCTTGAACTGCTTCACAGTCTCGGCTACCGGAGCAAATGGCAGATTCTGAACGCCAAGGACTACAAAGTCCCGCAAAACCGCCGCAGATGTTTCATGGTTTCCTGGCGATCTGACGATTATTACGATTTCCCCGATCCGATGCCGCTTGAACACCGGTTGAAGGATCTCCTGGAGAAGGACGTTCCGGAAAGCTACTATCTTACGGACAATCAGATCCGATATGTGAAATCCCCCAAGCGTTTCGGAAAGCACACAAGAATCACGGACGGCGATTGCGTCGCGATGACAAGAACGGCAACGGCAAATAAAAACTGTGTCGGTGATTTTATTTCTTGCCAGCAAGCCGGAACCATACACGGCAGGATGTACGAAAAGACCATTGAGCAGTCAAAGCGCGTTTGGGATGCAGACGGACTTTCCCCAACGGTTCATACGCAAAGCAGTGGCGGCTCTGGGATCAAGATTGAGTGCCAAGAACGCATCCGCTGTCTGACGGAACTGGAATGCTTCCGGTTGCAGGGTGTCAAGCGAGAAGATTTTGAACGTCTGAAAGTCCGGCAGTCATCGTCCTCCCTTTACCACATGGCTGGAGACAGCATCGAGACAACCTGCCTGATGGCGATTTTCGGAAAGATGTTTGGTGGGCTGAATTACAAAAACAAAATCAACAGAGTGGTGGAGGATATTACACATGACTGACCGGTGTATCGTATGCGGGGCGGAGATACCGGAGGGACGTCAAATTTGCCCAATTTGCGAAATTGAAGGTGTGAAACGCGGGCAAGCCATGAAGAGCGCCGCAGGAGCATGGCAGGAAGGCGATTTGGCAAATAAATACATCCAAGTACACCCCGAAGATGGAAAACGCAATACAGAGCGTTTTTGCGGCATCTGCGAGAGCGGCGCAAAAACAGGAATTTGTTGCATCTCCCCGAACGGAGCCTTATGCCCGCACTGGGGAAGAATGCTCTGCACCCACCCGAACGCGGAAGGATGGGTACGAACAGCAAGGCACCGCGGAGAAGCGCCGGACAACTGCCCGGAAATGAGAAAAGGAGAAACGATGGTATGAAAGTATATCTCAACTACAAGGACATCCCAAAAGCCTGTCTCGACTGTCCGTTCGTGGACAGCGATGACTATTGCCGGTTGCTTCCGAAGGAGGTGAACGAGCAGATCGAAACGTGGGAGGAGCAAAGAGCGCTTTGCCCAATCAGCCCGATGGAAAACGAGGTTTTGAGACGGAGAAAGATTCCGCCGAAGATGAGGGTTGTGCTGGATCCCGGTGCGATCAAGCCGACCCGCGCACACGATGACGATGCCGGACTCGACCTTTACGCCCCGAAGGACGGATACATTCACGGCGGCGGAAGCTGCACCTTTGACACCGGCGTTCACGTGGAGATTCCGAAAGGCTATGCCGGATTCCTGAAAAGCAAAAGCGGTCTGAACTGCAAGCACGGTTTGACCTCCGAAGGCGTCATTGACGCGGGGTACACGGGGAGCATCGTTGTGAAGCTGTACAACCACAGCGGGACGGACTATTCGGTCAAAGCTGGTGACAAAATCAGCCAGCTTGTGATCCTTCCAATCCTGACGCCGGAGCTTGAACTGGTGGACAGCCTGGAGGATACCGAACGCGGGAACGGTGGATTCGGAAGCACGGGAAAGTGAGAAAATATGAGAGAGATTCTATATCGCGGGAAACGCAAAGACAACGGCGAGTGGGTGTATGGCTATTATCTACCGTATCACGCTGTTAAAGATACGAACGGAAAAGATGTTTTCGCTCAAATTTTCGTTGAGCCGGACGAAAAGCACCCAAAAGGTTGGGCAATAGTTACTGCCGAAACAGTCGGGCAATACACGGGATTGAAGGACAAGAATGGCGCAAAGATTTTCGAAGGGGATATCGTAAAATATTATGGTATCTGCAAGACAATAATCGGTGTAGTAAAGATTTGCGAAGAAGATTTCTCTGGCTTATATGGAGTTTGCGAAGCATTCACTGACGGAAGTGGAACGTCCCTTCTTAAAGCCAAAATTGATTGTCAAGTCGTCGGAAACATCTACGACACCCCGGAGCTGCTGAAGCAGGGAAATGATGACTGCATCTACGCGGATTTCAACAAGAAAGCCGAGGTGTAAAAAAATGGAGCATATCGTCATATGGGACGGCATGGAAATCATCGGATTCATCGTTGGAATGGCGGTGCTCGCGGTCGGATTCGTATCAATCTGCCTGTGGGCACTCGCACGGAGCATCAAGCGGAAAATACATCTGAAAAAGATAGGGAGGGAAAGAAATGAGCGATGAAGAATATTTCAAATATTTACTCTCGTGCGGATTCGATGATGAAGAAGCAAAAATTAGGATGGAGGACCGTAAGCAAATGCAAATTATCTATAGCCGCAAAGACGAATGCCCGCGCGAAATTACATCTTCCACCTATGAAAGAGCCATGAAAAGGACAACAAAAAGGGTGTCTGACTTTTTAGGGATTAAATAAAAAAACGCAGGATGGGTGAAAAAATGACGTGTGATAGCTGTCTGAACAAATACGGTTGCAGGGAAGCAAAATTCGGTGAATCCGTTCGTTGCATGAGGTTCAAAGACGAAACCGAATGGGTACATCTGCCCTGCAAAGTCGGCACACCCGTGTTCTTCTTACGGGATCAGAACATCATCGAGACAAGTGTTGAAAAGATCATCTTTAAGGGCAAGGGTTGTTACATCAAGCTGAAATGCAACGCGATGTACGAAACATCCTGCCAAAGCATCGGAAAGACTGTGTTTTTTACGAGAGAATCTGCCGAAAAGGCGCTTGCGGAAAGGGGTAGGAAATGACAGTATTTGGGATCATAAATATTGTACTCGCATCAATCAGTACATTTTGCGAAATCCGCCAACTGATACAGCACGGTGAATCGGATGTGCTGACATCGGTCTTGTATTTGGCGTGTGCAATTTGTTTGACGGTAATTTCGTGATATGAAAGGAGCAAAGAAAATGAAAAAGGTTATCAGTATCGCAGTATCGTTGGTTGTGCTCATTGGGGGTCTGCTTTGTCTCGCGGGGTGCTCCGAAGCTGACCGTGTGAACAGCAACATCTCAAAGCAGGCGAACTACTTTGAATCCGAACGCCGTGTAACGGTGTACAACGCGCGAACGGACAAAATCATCATGTACATCGAGGGATATATCAGCATAAGCAACAACAGCAATAAGGAACTGGTTGTAACCGCAAAAGTCGGCGGGAGCACCTACAAAAAGAATTATGTGTATCTCAATGACTACACCCTCTATGTTGTTGAGGACATCAGCGGGACGCACACAGACCCGTATCACTACAAGGTGTATTTCGATGTAAAATTGCCGGATGTGGAAGTAAAATGAGATCCAACTATCCGCGAAGAAATACGGGCAAGAAAAAGGACAAGGTTCTTGCCCGTTGCGTAAACGATTATATTTACCTGTGCATGGTATACGGCGTAGATCGGGCAAACAAGATATTACAAGAAAGGCATGGAGGGAGCAAAAACAATGCTGACAAAGATTGATGCTACACTGCAAAAAGACTTAATTGATTTTATCAAGAAACGGGAATCCGAAAAGAATCAGCCGTTCGGAAAGGTGCTTGTTGCCACTATTTTGAGAAAGCTGATTGACGGCGATTGCAGGATTACCGGCTGTGCGAAGAATGACAAAACCGGGAAACTGTGGGTTGAGTACAGTTTTTATGAGGAGGAGCGGGGCAATGAGTGACAACTATATTGTAATCAACGGGAAGCGTACAGAGTTGACTGATAAGCAGTTAAAAGCGTTGGGAATTGAAGTAAGAAAGAATCCGTTTGAAAGAGTTGCAAAGGGTAATGCGTATTATAAAATTACTGGATATGGTAATGTTGACAATTTTAGAGAAGACGGTGATTCTACCGATCAGGCTCTGTATGACGGAGTCAACTATTTCACCGACGAGTCTGTAGCACAACAAGTTGCTCTTCATCAACTGCTGTATCGCAAACTGTTGAAGTTTGCGTATGACAATGACTGCGAAGACAAAGAATGGAATGGCACGAACGATCACTGGCTCATACTGTACTATCCGTTGAATGACGATTTTGTTATTGCGAATGTGCAATGTGTTAAAGAGTATACTGTATATTTCTCTACTGAAGAAGGTGCGAGTAGAGCAATCAACGAGGTCGTTAGACCGTTCATGAAAGAGCATCCTGATTTCAGATGGTGAAAGGAGAATCTGGAATGTATTATGCACTGAATTATATATTTATCATTTTCTTGATGCTTTCTATCGCCCTTGTTTATACAAAAGAGGCGTCGAGCGGTTTCGTATTAGCATTTCTCACAATTGCTGTTGCAGCCCATCTTTTCGCTTCTATCTACGCAACATGGAAGTATGATAAACTTATAAACCGTATTGAGAAATTGGAGAATAAGAAGGAGGACAAATGATGAATGACTTGATGCCATGCCCCTTCTGCGGGGAAAAACAGGATATTGACTATGGAATCATGACAGGCACCATGAGAGGGTTCGACTATGTTCAGTGTCAAACTTGCGGAGCAGAAATTCACGCGATTCACAAAGGAAGATATGTAAACGCAATCGAAGCATGGAACAGGAGGACAAATGATGCCGAAGTACATTGACTTCATAGGTGTAAAATATTAGTTGAAAGGAGAATTGGAAATGTATCGGTGGCTATTAGGTATCTCACTGATTGCGTTAATTGTGGCAACATTTACATCAGGTACAGTTTCCGAAATTTTGATGACGGTTGGAGTAATTGTCGGAGAAATATTTATATGGATTAACGATGACCACATCGAAAATCTGGAACACAAGATTGAAACGTTGGAAGAACAGATAAAGGGAGAGGATGACAAATGAAACCATATTGCTGTTACGCCAAAGGCATTCTCTGCGTATACGCCAGTAGCTACGGCGGGTGCTTGTGTAGCACTTGTATCAATCAGGAGGTGAAACAAAGTGAAAAGAGAAAAAGTAAAAATTGACTACAACAATTTTACACGACTTATAATGGAAGCCGTCCAGGAGACTGGAGGTGCAGAGTATATCGCCATTGGTCTTGGAATTTTAACCGCTTATATGCAAGATATTGCGACGCTCGCGATCAAGCGCAACGATGCCGAATTGCTCGAACTCTGCAAAGGGCTTTTGATTGTAAAGGAGAATGACGATGAACGAAGTGCTTTTAAGCAGTAAAAACATGAACTGGTGTACGCCGCAGGATTTTTTTGACAAGCTGAATGCAGAATTCCATTTTGTTCTCGATGCGGCAGCAACGGAGCATTCCGCAAAGTGCGCAAATTTTTTCACACCTGAAACGGACGGACTGAATCAATCTTGGAATTGCGGTGGGGCGGTATTCTGTAATCCTCCGTATGGACGTTCTCTGAAAAAATGGATTCAAAAGGCTTACCATGAATCGCAGAGCGGACAGACAATCGTTCTGCTGATTCCGGCAAGAACTGATACTGCCGCCTTCCACGACTACATATACGGCAAAGCGGAAATTCGCTTTGTGCGTGGACGTCTGACATTTACGGACGAGGACGGAATACCCAAAAAGGACAACTGCGGAAGGGCGCAACCGGCGCCGTTTCCGTCAATGATCGTTGTTTACAATCCAAAAAGATGGTGGGAATCATGAACAACTGCGCTGACAAATGGCTACAAAAGCAGACCCCAATGAAGTGCAAAAAGCGGTACTATGGTGACGAGGATGAAGAAACGGGAAAGAAATTCAAATGGGAATTTGACTTATGCCCCGTTTGCGAAAATCATATCGGGCTGAAAGAATACATCTTTTGCCCATACTGCGGACAAGCACTGGATCGGAGTGAGACATAATGCCATACGAAATACAGTACCTTATCGGCGGGTTCATCGCATTCATGACCGCAGTTGCGGTTGGTTGCTTTGTCCTGTTCGTAATAAACGAAATTCATTGGTGGTTACACTGGAGGAAAAAATGAAAATTGAACTTGAAATCCCGAACACGACCGCGGCAATGACTGTGGTGACTGTTTCAGAAAACGTACACGAAAACCCGATCCCCATGCGTCTGTGCGCAAAGTCCTATAACACAGCCGACATTGAGTCCATGAAGACGGATCCGGTTCAGACCGGCGTATGGCTTCCCGAAAACGACAGACCGTCATCCTTTATGTGGGTGTGCTCCATCTGCAAAAAAATCGCCTACGATATGCCGGCATCCCGCTTGGGGAAGCACTCGCGCGGCTCCTGCGGACTGGAATTCTGCCCGCACTGCGGGAAGCCCATGCGGAACAGGGAGATTGAATCATGAAATACCGCTCTGCAAACCTATCAGAATTCGCTCTCCACTGCGAAGGACTGATAGGCAAAGGATATGTGTTCCACGACCTCTACATCGCTACACGACGCGGCAGACGGGTCTATGAGGGGGTATTCAAAAAATCATGTACAAAGCATACCGGAAATACGGCAACCAGCCGGTGACCGTTGACGGCATCCGATTTGACTCCATCCGTGAAGCAACCCGGTGGCAGGAGTTGAAGCTGCTCCTGCGTGCCGGGAAGATCAGCGACCTGAAACGCCAGGTGCCGTTTGAGTTGATACCGAATCACACGGAGGGCGGAAAGGTCACCGAGCGGAAGGTTGTTTACAAGGCGGATTTCGTCTACAACGAAAACGGCGATTTGGTTGTAGAGGATGCAAAGGGAAAGCGTACCAAGGAATACATCATCAAGCGAAAAATGATGCTGTGGCGGTACGGAATCAAAATTCGGGAGGTGTGAGATGTTCAAAATACCGGAAAGCGTTTACCGGATGGTTTCGGCGATCTGCGCGGACTATGAGCGGCGGGAAACAGAAATGCGCTCCGGAAACCTGACTCCGTTTGTGCGGGATACCTACCGCAACACGAACAGAGTCATTGACGATGCGGTGACAAGCGTTGTAACGGAAAGATGGTCAGACCGGATGCTGTCCGATCTGATCAACGAAAGAAGCTATCCGGACGCCAAGTGCAAGACCCTGACCTCCCGCTCCGGATACCGGCGTTGGAAGCTGGAAATCTTCCTGCGGATTGCGGAAGCCTTTGGGTACATCGACCCGTCCGCGGCAGTCGGAGAGCGGCACTGCGCCATCTGCGGGACACTGATTCGGGAAGCGGAATTCGGTTCCATTACAGTGTGCCGCGGCGGACGGCGGGCGGTCACGCTTGACCTCTGCCCGGAATGCTCCGCGCACGTTGACGGAATCGAGATTGACGGCACGATCGGAATCGTCAAGCAAAGCGTAAAATGAAATCAGCTGGTTGCTCCGTTTGGAACAACCAGCCTTTTTCTGTTACCTGACTACAAAGTAGTAGTACCGGACGGTCTTACAGCTTCCCACATCCTCGTCACACAGCCAGTCCTTTGCCATTGTGGCATAGTCGCTGGAACTGAATTCCGGTCTGCAATAGTCGCTGTACATCATGTTCATTGCCGCGTAAAAGTCCCACGCATCTGTCGAGGGCGCGACCTGACGGTGCAGACCGTCCGTCTGCTCTTTCGTCCAATGTGCTCCGGACGTGCCGTCCTTGTTCTTCATTTCGGACACCCAGTGTCTGGCAACAGCTTCTCCCAGTTTTCCGCCGTTTGCGATCTTGTGGATGCAATACTCCAGCTCCGCCTTCTTTTCCTCGTCCATCTCATCGACAGTCCGGATGAAAAGATCCCGCAGGGCTTCCATCTGCTCCCCGCTTCCGGAACGGATGATGCTTTCGATGTTCTTCTTATGCATTCAGAACACCTCCTCAAATCCGCTCAACGTCCAGTTCCACGTTCGTGAAGTCAGCGGCAACGCCGGTGTTCACAAGGGAGATCAGATCGGACGCGTTTCCGCAGACCGACTTGACGATGGTCGAGAACGAGATTGTCCGCGTCTCCGTTGCGGCAGTGGTGACCGTCTCCGATGCTATTGCTCCGGGGATGGTCGTGCCGTTCTGCTGTACCGCAAGCGTGACCACGCCAGCGGCAGGAGCCGTAAACGTTGCATGAACGCTGATCTTGTATCCGTTGATACAGCGGTCTGAAATGTTGACGCCGTTTCCGAGCATATACAGGCTTTGTCTGCAATACCCGGTTACGAGGTTCTGACCGAGCGGCACCGCTCCGTCCGCGAGTACGGAAACGGTTCCGGTCACGGTTTTAATATACGGTCTTGCCATCTCTGCTTCCTCCTTTCAGCGTCAGTAGTTCGCATTCCCTCCGCAGGGCGTATAGCCGCCGCAGAACGGGGATGCACCGGCATTGTACGTCATCATGGTGGGATAGCGGACAACGTTGCCGAGCGCGCTCTGCATTTCAAGCTGATTGATTCTGCCCTGAAGCGTCTCGATCTTGTTCTGTGCAAGCGCATCGAGGATCTTCTGCGTCTGCGCGGTGGTGTTCGCGTTGATCGATGCAGTGTTGATTGCACCGTTGTAGTTCACGCCGTCAATGGCTCGCAGAGTCTCACAGCAACACTTCTGCTGTGCGGCAAAGCCCGCATTCACGGTTGCGCCGATGTCACGAATCTCCGAGAGGTTGTTGTATGCCGCATCCTTGATTGCGGAAATGTTCTCCGATCCGACCTCCTGCACGCGCGATTCAATATCCCGCTGTCCTTCCTGGACGCTGTTCAGGTCGATTGCACGCTGGAGATCGCCCTGTGTCAGAGCCGCGGCACCGTTGCCCCAGCCACCAAAGCCGCCGTTTCCGAAGATCATAGCGAACAGGATGATCAGCACCCATGCTCCGCCGCCACCGGCTCCAAGACCGCCCATGCCACCCGATACAGCGGCAATGTCCGAAAGGTTGTACCCGTTTTCCATTGTTTCTTCCTCCTGTTTTATTTTTTTATATAAATCATGGTGCGCACCATTGATTTTCAAAGCATCGCCGCAGATGGCTCAAAAACGCTCTCTGCGGCGTTTTGTTGTTCGGGGGTTCACTTGACCGTCCGAAGTCATTTCAGCGCGTCCCGCAGGACAGACCTATCGATTCCGTAGGCATCCGCAATCTGCTCCGGGGTTTTCCCCTGATTTTCCCGCATGAACTGTGCGAACTGCGGGTTCCTCTGCGCCAGCATCCGGGCGAAGGCTTCAGGATTCCCGCGTGCCATGCTTTTCAGCTGCGCCAGACCGGACAGGATCGGATTGACCGTCCGTGCCCCCATTCCGTGGTTTATCTGCTTAAGAATCGGATTCTGCATGGTTTCCTCCTTCCAGCTTCTGCAAGCGCTCGTTGATGTCTCCGAGTACCTTTGTGATGTAGTTCATATCCACAGGCGGCTCTTTGACATATTCCGTGATGGTATAGGGCGTTGCGGTTCTGTAGCCGTTTCCGTCCGTCTGCACATACCAAACCAGCGGCGCGGTGGTATCCAGGAGAAGCACCTCACTGTTCGGCAACATCTGAAAGGCGTTCACCCCGCTCTCCCCGTTGACCTTGATAATTTCGTGCCTTTGCGGCATCTGCGGCATCTGATAGCCAGGATAAGCTCCGTACATTTTCCATCACTCCTTTCTGATACCATGATAACAGAAAAGAGAGTGAAAAACTCACCCTCTTTATGCTTGGAAAATATTGGATTATTACCCGTTATTTGCTTCTTTTTGTGCAAGATACCGGTCTATGGAGTCCCACAGGCTCCGGTTCTCCTTGCTGTACTTCGTGACACTGATATTCAGGCTCATACAAATGGATACAACCGACCGCTCCTCACTGTCAAAATACTTCATCCGCAGGATCCGGATTTGCGTCTCCGTAAGACCCGCGTTCTCCGTGTAGTCCTCCAACTCGATCCGGTTGACCCTGTGTCCGATCATGATGCTCCTCCTTTTTTCTCCGGATGAACATCCGCAGAATCTCTGTCTGATTCTGTTTGTAGCAAGTCTCCGTCACGGTGATGTTGTCATATCCGTTGCGCTCGCCGTTGATATACGCATTCACAACGGGGATCATCTGAAACAGCCATTCAAGCAGGAGCAGGACGGTGAAGCCCTCCACCAACTGGAATCCGAAATATCCGGTAAACAGCGTCAGGAGCAGTGCCTTTGCGGAGCGCAGCGTCATGTCCCGTTTCTGACGTTTTGCCCCGCTCATTCCCAGCAGACGCATATGCGAGGACTGCATGACCCCGCGGCTTGACAGCAGATCGATTGCGCTGACTTGTTCCACCTTTACGTGACAGCACCGGATCAGCATGATCCGCGTCCGCAGGGATATTTTCAGCTTCATGATATCCCGCGCCTTCATGTTCAGGTATTTCTCCATGAACACCGGCAGGGGGATGTTGGACGGCAGAAGCATTTCCTTCCGGCAAGTGTCAATGGATTCCCTCTGCAACCGGATGCAGAACTCCTGCAATTCGTCCATGTTGCTGTTCTCCTGCACCGTCTCCCGGATTTGCTCGAACGCCGCAATTGCCTTGGCGTATTCCTCGTCACGCTTCCCGCGATCAATGCCGACCTGATACCGGATGGAATAGGTCAGACTGCTGATGATGTACAAAAGAACCGTGTCAAAGACGATGTCTTTCAGCTGGGGCATCTCGTCCGTATGAACGAGGAACCGCACCGCGGCAGAGATCAGAACCATGGTCAGGATTCCGATGTTTGCCGTCAGATTCCGGTTGCTTTTGACTTGTAACAGCCTGGCGTTTACTTTCTTGCGGTTTTCCTCTACCGCGTCCGGAAATTTCATTTCCATTACTTCTGCTCCTTCTGCTCCGCTTCTCCGCGCTTCCTGCATACGAATGATGCAACATCAAACGCAACCGCAACCGCCGAACTGATACACCCGATCTTCATCGCCTGTGCGAACTGTGCGATCACGCCGGACAGCGCACCGCACAGAACCCACAGAACCAGGAATACCACCACTGGGGAGGTAACCACGGGCTTCAGGAATTCCCGCAGATACCGGCTCCCGCTGATGGCGATGACGATTGCCAGCGCAACGCCGACAATGCCAAGTCGTTGGAATGCGTTTGCGTTTTTCGGTGCAAAGCACCCGTTCTGAATCATTACGACCACCGGAGGGACAACGCAACAGGCAAAGGAAAGCAGTTTGAAGATCACCGACTTTGCCTTGTTACTCATCCCCGGCATCCTCGCTTTCATTGTCCAGCGTTGCCAAAAGCGCATCGTACTTTGCGCGGATTTGCTCCGCCGTTTCGTTGTTCAGCCCTGTGGACTGGGAGATATATGCCATTTGACTTGCTTCAACCGACAGAATCCTCCGGAGTGCCCGCATCTGTTTTAGCATCCGGTTCCTATCTTGTTTTAGTGCCCCGTCCATCTCGGCAATCGCAAGCTGGGTTTCGGTCTTTAACTGATCCTGTCCCTCCACCATAGTTTCCAGCTGTTTATATTTATCCAGCATCTCGGTATACCGTTTGTCCGCGGTTTCGGCATACTGCTTGAATTGCTCCAGCGTATCCGACATCCACGGGAGGAAAGAATCTTTGCACCATGCGTAATACTTATAAATATTCTTCTTTCCGTACTTCAAACCGAACAGAACAGCACCAATATTGACCAGCAGGACGATTCCGGAAACGAGGTATCCGATGTATTGATCCCAAAAGCTGCTTGCCCGCTCATACCAAGGCTTATCGGCGTACTTTTCGTCCATTTCAGCCTTGAACTGATCGAGCATTCCCTGAATCTCGTTCTTCAAATCTCCCTGCATACCATCCGTATCGGACGGGACACCCGGCTCCGTGGCATCCGGTTCACCGGAATCCGGAGGATCTTCCACCGCGGCTCCGCCGCCGTCCGTGTCGGTTGCATCCTCCACATTGGCGGCATCGTTTCCGGTGTCGGGAGCCGGTTCTTCGGCATATGCGGGAGCATAACTGCCAAAGGCGAGTACCATGAACATGATAAATAAGACGATTGCTCTTTTCATTGCTTTTTCTCCTTTATTTTGAAAATTGATTGACCGCAGGAATTTTTGAAGCGTAAAGATCAAGACCCTCCTTTCTTTTCGGCGCGAATTTCAAAGGAATAGTTTCTGCGAAAAAGTCCTTTCATTTGTTGCACCTCCTTTGTGAATTCCGGTTAACCTATACACCGGAAGGTTTGTGTTGTTAGGCGATGTAGTTGATGGTAAAACCTGCGTGCAGTCCCGGTGACGATTCGTAGTCGCCTCTTATGATACCTATATCAGAATTAGATATAGTAATAGGCGGACTGGCTGTGTCTGTATCATAAGTATTATCACCAGCCGTAATTATAGCATTGTACCAAGGACTACTCGCTCTCTTTAATACTATTGTATCACCATTTTGCAATGTATATGGACTTGTAACAACGTTACCATTAACGGTAATAATTATTGCGTCGTCTGTACAAGTCAGTGTGTGTTCAGTTACCCCCCCTTGTTTCGTTCCGTTAGCTTGCAACCATGTCAGCAATGACGAGTCTGTTACGGGTTCCGCAAAAGTAATTGTTTTATAATTATCGTTTGTCCATGAACTATAACCACCGTTCATATCATAAACATCAGTATCATTATAATACAAGGAACAACGCGCAGCTGGTCCAACACCGCTAAGTTCACATTTAAGCCGCGAATAACTTGTATTATTAGATTTGAAACTAATATTTTTATCTATTGAAGCACTAAAAGTGTCCGGATCCATCACTTTATCAAACACCCACGTTTCCCCGGTCGGTGTAGGTGTCGGTTCCTCCACCGAATACCGCCTGAACTTATATGTCCCGGTGCCGATCAGAGTGTCATTCTTGAAACGGTGCTTGAAGGAGATGGTGGGAGTGGCGGCACGGGTAGTATACTGTCTGTTCACTATGATGTTATCGGAAGGTAATACGTCCGTCCCGTCATACTGTAAAATCGTCCCATCGTTCCACAATACTGTATCACCACTTATGCTATAGACACGCGAATTGAGTTTAGCTTGCCCCGTCCATGTTTTATCATTGTCGATCGAATACGCAATGTGGCTACTGTAAAACGTTCCGTTTACATATATTGCGATCGTTCCATCAGGTGCGCCAAACTTCAACTCCCTCGCAGTTCCAACCTTCTCAAACTCCGCATAACCGCTTCGATACTTGACAGTCCGGAACTTGTCGCTTTTGGCAAGTTCCTCACACGCAAGGGAGATGGTTTCGCATTCTTCCTTTGTCCTTGCATGTCCGTCAAATATGATTCTGTTTTCAGAAGTGATTATCTTCGTCATCAGCCGCTCACCACCTCATACAAGTCTCCGAATGTGTAAGTATCACTCGTGAAATCAGCGCGGTAGACCTTTCCGACATTCGCCGCAACCAACTTTGCTTCCATATCCGCGGCGCTGGTAACATTCTCATATGCCGGGACGTTTACAGTTATGTTTCCGAAGAACGTACCTGCATCCGGTGAATATGTTCCGTTTGAAACAATCGTCTCATCCTGTGTCGGAACGGCTTCAATCTGGAAACTTTCCAGACCGACATATCCGGCATCCGGTGTAAAGGTCTTTGAAACCTTTCCCGGTACTCCGGCTTTTGTTTGGAGTGGTGTTGCCGCAACAGTGACCTTTGACAGGAATTTTCCGGAAGTCGGCGTGATTTCCTGTGCGCTTGCAGACGGCGTTGCGGTCTTTTCTTCCGTAGGCACCGGATCGAACTCCACCCGCTTAATGAATCCGTTTGTCGGCTCGTATGCCGTCAGCTGGTCGTTTGCTCCCGGTGTAAACTTGATGTATTCCCACGGGAGGGCAATGCGGAAGCCGTAATCGACATATTTTTTCTCCGAGGGAAGGACGAAACTCACGCGGTTTTGCGGTTTCAGAACAGCTACAATGTTTTGCGAGGTGATAAAATTCGTATGGTCAATCACCCACGTCAGGAAACTGCCTTCCAGCTGCTCCAAAAACGTGACAATGTTCAGGTTTCCGTTCACCCCATCAGAAGATGACCAAGCGGTGTCTGCTTTCTCGGTTTCCTCCTGCGTGGAGACGTTTTTCACCTTGTAGTGGAAAAGAAGCTTCTGTACGCCGGCAACCGTGACCATGCTCATTTTGAAATACTGCCGGTACCCTGCAACGAACCGAATTGTCCAGGTATTTCCGCTTGAAGAGGTGCTCTGCGAAAGCTTGGTTGCATCCAGCGCGACAACGTGATTGATCAGCTGTGTGGTGTCATCTGCTGGATTGTTTGTAAAGGTGTAATTCTCGACTGTACCGGTGACCTTCGCTCCGTCAACGTATGCCGTCTTTCCTGCAAGAATGTCTCCGGCAGAAGCTGTGGCATCGGAGGTATCGGTTCCCTGCGGGACGTTGACTGTGACTTTTGACAGGAACTTTCCGTCCGCAGGCGTAACCTCTCCGTTCTCCGTCACCGTTTTTTCCTCGGTCGGAACGGCATCCACAATGATGTTCGTAAAGCCGATATATGGTGCGGGAGGGTAAAAGCCCTGTGCCACCGTTTTTGGAGTAGCATGACCTCCGGTTGTCAGCGGTGCGGCTTCTACCGTGACTTTGGAAAGACCGGCATATCCACTGTCCGGCGTCAAATCCTGCGAAGATGTGGTCGGGGTAGCGGTTTTGGCTTGAAGCATCGGCTTGACTACGATGTCCTTATCGCAATATTTTTCTTCCGTTGCAAGTGTGACACCCGTGGAAGATGTCACGAATATACATTGCAGAGCATCAGCTTGAACAAGTGTGGCATTAGATTTAAGCCATGCAATAAGATCTAAATTAGTGACATCATTACCACTCTCAATTGTTAGAAACACCTCACTGCCAATACTGACATAATCGTCCGCACCATTGTGATAACCACCATATACCCAGCCCGAAAAACCCGATCTATATGAGCTGATACTCGGATAAGTTACCGAACCGCTTGAACCACTTAATTTGCCGAAGGCAATAAAAAATGGTATATTATCATCACATCTGATATAGTCAAACCCAGTTGAATTATTAGAACTTACCGAATATTCGCCGCCTCTTACTGTCCCGTTGATTTGATACCACTTACGGTTGTCATAATTAGGGTTTTGGCAAGTAAAATTAAACTTCCATTTTGTCCCTGTCAAATTATTTAATGCCATCAGTATCTTACCTCCCCGGCGTAAGTCTGAATTGTCCCTGTCACCTTAACCCCGTTGACATAAGCCGTTTTACCGCTCAACATATCTGCCGCAGTTGCGGTTGCATCCGATGTGTCGATTCCAGTCTCAATAGCCGCAATCTCGCTTTCAAAGTTCTGCGGATTAATGGGAGACGATGAGCCTTTCTTTGTCCGAATCGCGTTTGCGATACCGGTCAGAAAGTCCGTCAGGTTATTATTCTTTGCCATGTCATCCTCCTCAAACCGCCGTATTCAGCGCGGTTGTGATTGCAGCAGAAATCGCCGCTGTCATCTGTTGTAGATTGACAAGCGCCTTGTCACCGGTGCCGGATTCGCCGTACAGGACACCGGTTTCGTCCCGCTGTGCAAAGGTGCTTCCGGTTGGGTTCACGGAGGAAGCACCGGCGCCGACAAGCGTCTGCTTGGTCTGATCCCACTTGACAAGATTGCCGTCCAATATATCGCCGCGCGTTGCAAGCGGCTGGAGATCGTTCACGGAAGAAATGTTTCCGTCCTCGTCCAGCGTAACGTCTCCGACCATTGCAGTGCCGGTGCTGTCAAATACCAGCGCACCGTAGTGCTCTCCGTCATACTTCGGAGCCAACAGTCCAGCAGGAGAGGTCAGCGGCACGGTGTTGCCGGATGCGACAATAATCAGCTTGTCTTTGACCTTCAGCGTCTCTGCGTCAACCGTCTGTGTCTTTCCCTTGACCACCAGGTTCTTCTCAATGGTCAGATCACCGGTCACCGTTCCTCCAGTTTTGTCCAGCTTCTTGTCCAGTTCGGTGTTCATGTGCTTCAGTGGCACGGCGTGTTTCTCATTTGTCGGTGTGCCGTAAAGAATCACATGATTGAACCCCGAATCCAGGTTTGCATCCCGGCTGACGATTGTGTCCGCGGCGCTTCCGGACGTATACTCGACCCCGTATTGGTGTGCTTTTCCGGTGACCGAAAAATTGATGGTCACCGTTATCGGGGAGCCGTTGATCAGGCAAGTGGTTGTTCCGACCGTGATGTCGGTGTCGGCAAGATTCAGCGTTGTGTCACTGCGGTATTCCGTCCCGTTTATTTTCAACCAGCAGGAAGTGGTAATGGTGATGACATCCCCGTCCTTCAGCTGATAGGAGCCGTCAACACTTGCTCCGTTGACCTTGATGTAGCTGTAGCTGGCATTCGTGACCATGATGCCGAACTGCTTTGTTGCGGCATACAGCTGTCTGCCGTTGTATGCAAAAGCCGGCACGATTTTGTCAACCTTTTTCTCCAGCCCTGCGTCAATGTACGCGGTGCTTGCCACGTTCTTGTCAACGTAATCCTTTGTCGCGATATTGGCTCCATCCACCGGGGGTGCTGAAACGTGCGCCTGCGTGATGAAGATATTTCCGGAAGGATTCCGGACAACGAATGCGCTGTTCTCGTTTGCAACGGCGGCTTCGTAAAGGTAAACACCCACCTCGCCGTTCACCTTGGCAATCAGATAAACGTACCGCTTATCACCGTCCGGGATCTCCGTCACCTTGTCCAGCTTCTTGCCGATCTCCGCCTGCAACGATTCATGCGTTTTGCCTGCCTGTACAATCCACTCATACAGCGAAATTTCCTTTCCGGTTGTTTCATCCACAACCGGCGATTTGAGGACTGTGGTCAGACCGTCCGCCGATCCGGCATTGATCAGATCGATCAACGCATTCAGCCGTTCCTTGACCAACGCCGGGTATTTATCCATAAAGCCTTTCAGTTCCGCCGCGGACATCCCGCCGCGCCCCTGCGCAGAGGAACTGTTCGGACGGTCGGCAAGGCGTTTCATCGATACGGGATAGACCTCGTCCGCCGTAATCTTTTTGATTTCCTTACTCACTTGATATTTCCTCCGTTCTCATATCGGTAAAACAGATCGAGCAGTCCGAACGGTTTGCAATACCCTGCGCTCTCAAACCGGAACTGTTGCCACTGCCACCGCTTCAACCGATCCGGCACAACGCTGATGACGATATCGCTCGTCAGGTAGGACAGATTCCGGAACTCCAGGTCGAGTGTGCTTCCCATTCTTGATGTTCTGCGGCACTCCCGCCATTCCTGCTCGCGGTTGGAGCGAACGAACACACTGTATTCCGAACTGCCCATCGACTTTGACCGCACCACAATGCTCTTGCGCACGGTATTCTTTGCAATCTGCGGATACGCCGAGGAATCGCAAAGCGTCTCGCACACCGCCATGATCTCCCGTCCGTTCCGGTTGTAGAAGCCCTGCCATATCTCGTCCGGCTCAATCTCCAGACGCTCTGCAAGGTAGGACACTGCGCCGGTGGTAATGACCGTATAGGTGCCGTCAGGCGTCTCCACGGTCGGTGCATCGTCCTCGTCCGTCCATATCATGTCCTTGGAAGGATCCGCATACACCCGCGTGTCATCCTCTGCCGGGGTGAATCTATCCGGGCGCCGGATTGCCCGCCAAACGGTCTTTCCGCGGCGGTCTGTGTTGAAGCACATGACTTCTCCGTGCGCGGTTCCCAGCAGGAGACGGTCATCCAGCACGCACAGGCATTCAGCCGGGGAGAAGGTGCCGCCGCTGTACTGGTCAACGTAGGTGGCAAGGTACGCGCCGCGATCGGTCTGCACAACCGGGAATTTCAGCCCGGTATCCACGCCATCCAAAAGGATTGCCGCATTGGTAGCAAGCAGCTCGGTGTTGTCATAGCGCTCGCTCTCCGAATCGCTGTTGACATAGACAATGCCCGAATTCCCGCCGTTCTGACTGTAGGTCAGCCGGTCTGTGTATTCCGGCGCGGTCAGGTCAACCGTTTTCCCATCAACGGTAGCAAAGATGCACCCCGTAGTGGTGGATACCATCTGCGTCTGATCTGTGTATATGCCGATATCATCCGCATAATACCATTCGTACTGCGTCACACCGGTGTCATGCTGGAACAGCTGACGGCTGTCCGCAAGGAACATCTGACCGTCAACCAGGATCACAAGATAGCCCTTCCATTCCGCCATCCGTGCGCCTTTCAGGTCGCATTGTTTCAGCTTCAGGTCGATGTTACTGCTGCGATGCTCCACCGTGCGCTCCAGGTTCACCGTCTGCTTTCCGATTGCCATCAAGCCCTCTGTAGAGAGGAAAACCGGATCGTCCGCAAAGTTGGTTGCCGCTCCGACACAGCCGATTCCGGCAACACCCTGCGTGGACGGGTAAACGCGCGGAATGAGATCATATCCGGTGTCCTGCCCCACGTGATACCAGCAGGATCCGTCCTGCTTGGTGTTCTCCTTGCAGACGATCAGCATGGAGGGCGTGGAGATCATCGCCGTGTTGCGCTTGTCTCCGACACCATCATTGAAGTAGTTGTATACCCCAATGTACGCCGGATTGTTTGCCGAGGTCAGGTCACGCGCGGAATACAGCACCGTATTCGGCAGATCGGGATTTCCGGTAAAGAAGATTCTGCCGTCAAAGATCGCCGTGACCGTGCATTTCCGCAGGACGTTCAGGGCGCTGTCAGCGGTGGATGCGTCATAACTGGAGTTTGCATCATAAATTGATGGACTTTTTTGCTGTGTACTTGATAACTTGGTATGCTCACCAATTCCGGTGACGGAAATTTCATCACCGGCTGCAATCGGTTGCTCGGTAAATATGCGGACTTTCTCAATATAACCATCTGTTTCTATCGGTCTGTAGAACCATCCAATAGACTCTATATACTGGTTGTTGTAGAGAATTTCAGCAAAAACATTTACAGAAGGGAGCATTTCCTTCTTTGAGATTTCTTTGCATGGTTCAAACAAAGTTATGTCGAAGTAAGTATTTTTTTCGTAGCAATAGGATGTGTCCTCTGTGACTTTCGGATTCACCACGCCGATTTCATAGGACAATGGTAAATTTCCGTATCCGTAAATCTCCATGAAATCGGTAATGCTATGATTAAAATAAATATTCGGTGCGCTTTTATACAAACCGATTTCGGGAAAAGAATTTGTTTCAAAAGCTACATTCCAGTTGTTATACTTTTCTGCAGCATCAGAATTCGTTTTTGTTCCGTAGACATAAATTTCTTTTATGTTTTTGCAACCGGCAAATGATTTTGTACTATATACGCCAATGTGGCTCAAGTACAGATGATCTTTTTTGCGAATAGCAATTGTTTCCAATGAGAGACAATCCTTGAAAGCTTCAGAACCCACGGAAACCGATTCCGGTATCACAAGAATTTTGCACGGATATCCGGAAAATCCGTTTACATCGTAAACAGAATATTCCTTTCCGTCAATATCCAATTCTCCCGGAATGATGAGCGTTTCATGCTTTAGCGTGCATCCCGTAATAGAAACCACCGATACGCCGGAAATCTCTTTGATTTCATATGTAAGCCCCTCGGAGCCGACACGGAATGATCCTTCTTCAATTGCCTTTCCGCCGAAAAACACTTTTTCGCGGAATTTGTTCGTCAGAATATTCCGCTGTTCGTACTCCTCGCCATCGATATATGTTGTGGGAACATATGCGCTGGACGTTACGGTCACGCAGGAGGAATTCCCGTATGTGTAACAGTAATACTGCTTCCCGTCCAGGAACCAAAAATCGTTGTTGAAAACGAATCCTGTAATGGCTCCGCTTTTCAACCCGGTTGCCACCGGGTTGCCGGTGTTTCCTACGGTCAGGTTGTTCCCGTGATTGTCAAATTTGCAAAAGTAAAGGGATGTTCCGCATTTGACCATCAAACTGTCCCGGTACTCATGGATACTGTAGATTCTGCCTTTCCCAGCCAAAGCTGACAGCACCACGCGGTATCCGGGCATAGTTTCAATCGCCTGTCCCTGACCGGATTCGTAGTCCTTCCACATATTCTTCAGGTACGAAAACCGGTTCTGCGCGACCATCGCAGGGGAGGACGAGAAGTCCACCCCGCGAAAGTCTCCGAGATAGCGGCTGTATTGCGTCCGCGAGGACATTTTCACCTGTGCGTTCGCGCCCATTGCTTACCACCCCTTATAGGTATTTCTTCGAAAAATGGTTCTGCGGTTCGCCCGTTCGGTGATGTACCGTGCGCGTTCCGCTTCCCAAATGTTGTAGCACCGGAGCGCCACGTCCGGGTTATCATCCAGGAACAGATCATGCGTGACGAGATACGGCAGGAGCATCGTGACGTCCTCCGGGACATCTACGGTGGCGGTGTCCGCGCGTTCTTCAAAGTCCTCAATGGTAACCTCGCGAGGTGCCTTGCGGTACTCGATCAGAATATCCGTGTTCCAGGTGTCCGGCATCTCCACATTCCGGTCATTGTAAAGGTACTCCCGGACGGGGTACCCATACGCGGTCTGCGGCGGTACGTTCACAAAGGACAGGAAATCGTCCGCATAGGCGCCGATATCATAGCACAGGCGTCCGGGCAGGATTTTGGGAATCCGGTCTGCGCTTGTGTAGGCATCGCAGGACAGGGCGAGCATTGCCCAAATCGTGCCGCTTTCCAGCGAAACGCGGAATGTGCCGGGAACCGAACCGAGCAGATCACGGAGGAGAACCGTTTCACCATCGATTTTCCGTGTCAGGCTCTTTTCTTCCCCGTCCTCGCTCCAGCGGAACGTCAGAACCGCATTGTCATGGTTCAGCGTCAGCGCGTTCGCGCCGTACACCTCCAAATCCAGCGTTCCGGCGCTGACCACTTGCCGCACCTCTGCCGCAACCGTAAAGGAACGGAGTGTGACGGTTTCAGTGCGGCTGTGGAGATCGTCAAGCATCCGGATTCCCCGGTTGATCGATGCAACCACAACCGCAGAGTCGAGGTCTTGATCGATCTCCTCATGCGACAGGCTTCTGACGGAACGGATAAGACCTTCGATCGTCATAATTCCCTCCGTCAGGTGAGTTCTTCGCAGTTATCGGTATCCGCGGTATCGCCGGAGCCGTAGATGGTCAGGGCAACCGCGTGCTTGTAGGTGTTGAAGCCGATACCCCAACGGGCGTATCCGTTCATGAGAAGGTTCCGGGTGTGGTCATCCTCCCACGACCGGATATCCAGCTTCTTGCGGTCGAGGAAGAGGTTGCCGCCGAGCGCCCGGTTGGCATCGCTGGAGATCATGATGATTTCATCCTTGTCGGACACCCACTTTTCGGTCGCAACGATCGTGTAGTGACCAAAGGTCAGGTTGATATCGTTGTTGTTGCTTCCTGCCGCTCTCTCGGTACCGACTGCGGTTTTCAGCGCGGACACCAGTTTGGTGCGGTTCAGGGGGACAAGCAGGACGTCACCGGTGTACTCCATCGGGAATCCGCTCTCATCCTTCATCAGCGCCAGCTTGGTTGCAAGCGCGTTCAGGTACTCCTGGATGTTTCCTGCGGTCACAAGGGAGCCGGAGGACGATGTAGCCTTCACATAGAAGGCGTTCGACTGCGTAGCGCCCTTGCCGTTCTTGACGTTGTCGGAGCCGACACCGTAGGTGTGCGACTTGGAGAACAGGGGTCTGCCGTCAAAGGTGGTGGTATCGATCGAGTGGTTCAGCCTGCCGCTGACATACTTGAAGGTGGTGTTGCCGTGGGATGCATTTGCAAGCGCGTTGATACCGAGGTACGCGCGGGTGCGGTAGTAGGACACCGGGATGTTTCTGCCGATGTTCTGAATGTTTGCGGTCAGCCGACCGCGGCTGTCATCGATCAGCTGGCGGGTGACGGAAGTCTCGATCATGAACGGGGTGTTGTAGATCACCTTCCGACCGGTCTCGTTCGTTCTCTGATTTCCAGGACCGTTGCCGGCTGCAACGTTTTCCATCAGACCGAGCGTATCAGCCAGCTGGAAGGAATCCGCAAAGCTGTCGCTGGTTGCCATATGGAAAACAGCTTCCAGGTCTTTCTGTGCCTTGCTGTTTGCCAGCGCGTCACTCTCACCCTGGATGTACATTTTCAGCGGGGTCATGAGTTTACCGATTTTCGCGTCATGAATACCGGTAATGCCCTGACCGTATTTTTCGGAAAAATTGATGTCAAGTGCCATTTCTTTGATCCTCCTTGATTTTTATTACGCGCTTGCGCCGACAGTATCGGAAATCTTGCAGAGAATTTCGCTCCCTGCCTTCGTACCGATCAGGTCAACGATTTCCACACCGTACTTGCCGGTTGCGAGTGCGGCGCCGGTTGCTTCGTCTGCGGTTGTATTGATGGCAGACACACCGCCCTTTACAAGAGACGTGTCCGCCGTCAGCGTGGTGCGCAGGATGACGTCATCCGACAGAATGAAGCACTGGATGTGATGCGTGTCGGAGGTTCCTGCGGTGTAGTCCTCCGTGCAAAGGTGGGTTGCCTTCTTGGAACCGGCAAGCACCGCCTTGCCGGAGGTGATCGCAATCAGAGCGCCTTTTTTGTAGGTTGTGGATGCGGTCACGGGAATGAATTCGGTCTCCGGGTGGTTGATTCTACCGTTCAGGACTTTTTCAATAGTGAACATGGTTCTGTCTCCTTTCGTTATCTTGTGTTTTTCTGCACCTTGCGGTACAGTTCACGGATGCGCGACTCGGAATAATCCGGGAAGTTTCTGCGCAGCTCGCGCAGCTCTGATGCGTCCGGCTCAAAACGGCTTGACCGGACAGCGGTCGATGTTCCGACCAGGTGGCTCTTGCTCTGCGCCTGTGCCTTCTGCTTTTCCGCCTTGGCGCTCGGCACCTTGCCGATGACAACATCGTTGTAGGCTTCCAGCATCGAGCATCCGGACGCGATCATTTTCCGCACAACCGCGTCAAACTCCGGAATGTCCTTCAATGCCTTTACACCTTTCATTCGTTCCGGATACGCCTTTGTCAGCGTCTCCAAATCCCGCTTTGCGCGGGTGTCGAGGTCGGCTTCCTCCTGTGCGGGTTCCTCCGGCTTCGGTTCGGAAATGCCGTTGTCTGCTTTGTACTTCGCGACCTTTTCCTCCGCCGTTCCCTCATATCCGAGGTCGGTCAGCAGGCGGTCGATCAGTTCCGCATTGGCATCCGGATCCGCAGGGGCTTCCGGCTCGTCAGAGGGGGCAGGATCGGCTTCCTCTTCCTCTGTGGCGGCATCGGGTTCCGGTTCGGCTTCCGGCGCGTCAGACCCATCATCTGCATCGGCGCCGTCATCATCGTCCCAATCGTCCCACAGATCATCGTCATCCACATCATCTTCTGCTTCCTGCGTGTCTGCGGCGGCATCCTCCTGCCCGTCTGCGCCCTCCGGCTCGTCCTCCGGATCATTGTCGAGGTCTTCATCCACCTCGTCCTCTACAGGCTCTGCGGGCGCTTCCTGCAAGGGTTCCTTGACCTCTTCGGTCTTCATACTGTTGTCCTCCTTTCCTTTGGTCGTGTGCCTTACTTACCGGAGCGCAGATCGCCACCGGTTTCGCGGGAAATGGGCTTCGGATCGCCGCCGTTCTGCGGATGCGGAGCCTTGATAATCCCGCCGTTCGTGGTCTGATAAGGGTTCTTACTCATGTCGATTTCCTCCTTTCCTCTTGGTCTTTAAAAAGATTATACCGCGCAGAAAATGTGCAAAAAAGCCCGTTTTGGTTCAGATTTGGGGGTGTTTGGTTCAAGTTTTCGGTTTTTCGGGATTTTTTCTCCGAAATATACGCAAAAAAACAGCGCCCGGAAGTTTCCCTCCGGGCGCCCGTCTCATGCCGTTTTTTTCGTTGTCTTTCGCTCGACCAGTTTTCCGTTTTTCACGTCCAATTTGAAGATCGCCGCGAACAAAGCCAGCTGTTCTTTTGTCAGATTCCTTGCGTTCAGAACCCGCAGGAAGGCGGAGAGGTCGGATGTGGAATGGTATCCTGCGGCGTAGAGCATTAACGCCTGTTCATCGGACGTCAGACCCATGCCCTTCAAGCCCTTCTGAATGGTTGAACGCCAGCCATCCTTCGGCGTTTCTGCGTTCTCCTTTGCTTTCAGTCCGGAGAGGTATGCGCGGGCTTTTCCGAATTTGTCCGCACCCATGATCTCCGACAGGAGCGCCGATTTGTCATCCGTCTCTCCGGTTGCCTGATACTCCGCGTAGGCTCTCCATGACCGGTACAGGCTGTTGATTGCGGACGCTTTTTGCTCGTCATCGAATGCCTTGTAAGCATCGGATTCTATCAGCTTCTGCACATCCGCATCGGACTTTCCGTAAACGTTCAGGAAGGTCTTTCGCTGTGCGCGGGTCAGACCGTCCGGAATTCCGCCCGGCATGACCTTCTTGTCATAACCGGCTTTGTACAGCCGCAGAACCTCGTCCAGCGTCTCCTGGTTGTAGGCACCGGTTTTCTTGCGCCGGAACATCACCTTCGTAATGGCTTCCGCCATCTTATCGTCCCCGCGCTTGACCGCACGCTGGAGATCTTCGGAGTACTTCTCGCCGGAGAAAATGCTGTCATACCCATACATTGCCGGCTTGCTGATACGCCGGATCACACCGGTTGTCAGGTTGGTCAGGTTCCGCACCGGAACACCCGCCATGTGACCGACACCGTACAGCGCCTTGCGGGTTGCCCGTGCGACATCTGCTTGTGTTGCGTTCTTGTCTCCGAACAGGGAAACCATGCCGCGCACGCCGTTGATTCCGTCATTGAGCGCATCCAATGTCATATTGGAAATGTCATATCCCTCCGCGAACACGCTGTAGACATCTCCGATCAGGGGGAACATTCCCATTGCGGAATTCATCGTGTTCATGGCGATATTCTTTGCAGGCGTTTCTTCTTCCTCGTCATCGTTGTTGAACGCATACCGCATTGCCTGTGTGATGATTGCAACGGCAACGCATACGGAAGCCACGCTTGCAACCGCGCGTCCCGCCCGCTTCTTCGCCACGGCGAGTTCCTTGCCAACGTCCTGACCGGATTTTGCACGATCCCGCAGATCCATGAAGCGTCTGATCGCGTCAAAGGACGATGAGAACATCGCCGCGCCGTCAGACTTGAACATCGTCAGACCGCGAATCAGCTGGTTTTTGCTTCTGCCCATCGCACTTTTCATGGATGCAACATACTGCGACTGCGTCTCGATCACCACTTTGTCAAACAGCTTTGCGGCGGCACGGCAGTTTTCATCGGAGTCAATGGCAAGACCCAGCTGCTCTGCCGTCTGCGATTTGCAGGCGTTCCATACCTTGGAGAGCATAAAGCGCTCTGTTGCTTCAATGCCTTTGCCGGTTACGGAGATCAACCCGCGGACTTCATCCTGCACCGTCTGCGACTTGATTGCGCCGCGGTCATAGTACCGCCCCTTGGTGACGGACGAATATTTGTCCATCTGCTCCATGTTCGTCCGGATTTCTGCCGGCGATGCGTTCATGGCAAAGCCCTTTGCCATATGCCGCGCGTCAACGTACAAACCGGTTGCAAAATAGGATGCAAGCGGGAGGATGGCAGTCTTGATGTTCCCTGATATCGCCGCCTGCGCGTAAAGCCCGTATACTTTGGTCAGCGCGTGATCGACAACATCCATCGCACCGGTCATATCCGTCCGGACACCCTGTACGTCCGCCAACAGCTTGGAAAGGTAGTTCAGCATTCCCTTGTGGTTATCCTCCATCATCTCACCGAGCGACTTGGTGGTCTCGCGGATCAGTTTGCCGTCTGCGTCCATCTCGCCGACCTTCTTGTTCAGAATCCGGTCGAACGTCTGAATCTGCTCATACAGATTCGCATAGATCGCCAGCCCCTGCGCGTGCTTCATAATGGTGTTCGTTACGTCCGAAATTTCAATCCGCCCGTCTGCGTGGCGAACCGTGTTTTGGTTGAACGAAAGATTCAGAACCGTCTCCAAAAAGTCCGAAATGCCCCTGCGTGTATCGCCGACACTGTTTGTCCGTTGCGAGCGGTCACGCTGGATCGGGAAATAGTAGTCATCCAGCACGTTGGTCGAGCCGAGGATCCGCATATCCGCGTCTCCCTTTACCCTCTTGGAAACGTCATTGAAGAAGTTCTCCACCAGGGAAATAAACCGCTTGTCCGTCTCGTTGAAGGAATTGTAGAGCGTCTTTGCGTCATAGCCTTTCAGAGCACCGGTCTTGACGCGGTTCCCGTCCTTGTCATCGAACACGATACCGAACGTCTCCAGTCCCAGCCGCGCGTGCTCCCGCTTCATCGTGCAATACAGGCTGATTGCCTGTGCCTTGGTCAGCTCATGCCCCTGGAAGTTCACCGTCTCGCGGGCAAGAGCCTTTTTGTACCCCTTGTTTTCCTTGTAGAAGGTTTCAAAAGGATCCATGAGGTTTGCGAACATCGTCTGTGCGCCGATCTGCCCGTATACGACTTCCTCAAACGCTGCGGAAAGAACACCGTTCGGGTCATGCCGCTCCATATCGTGAATGACAGCCATCGGGGAAGCAATCTCATACAGATAAGCGTCTGTCCAGCGTTTGAACTTATCAATAATTTTGAGCCGTTGCCCTTTCTTCGCGCGTTCATCCGCAATCCACTGCATATTGTCCACACCGCGTTGCGCCGTCTCGGTCAGGCTCTGCCGCTTCCCTTGGAAATACACCGTGTCGTAGTCACGGTAGAGCCGTGTAATGCCTGAAACAACCGTGTCAAGGTCAACAATCTGCTCGTCCGTCAGGAATTTCTTTCCCGTGTCAATCTGTGTGAGTCGGTTCAGTGCTTCTCCGACCTCGTTGCTGTAATAGGTGTGTTCAAATATGCCGGTTTTTTCATCGGCTTCGCCGTATATGGCAAGAAGCGGGTTTTTCGGGCTGTAGATTTCCTGCATGGACTTCGCCCAGTCCCAAACCGTCAGAGGATTTCGCGCGTTCCGGGGCTTTCCGATCTTTGCGGCGCTCTCTGCAATCTTCCGCATACGGTCATCCGACAGTAGCTGGCTGGAGCGGCGGTCGCGTTTGAGTTGTTCGTCCAGCTTGATTGCATTGCGGTACAGCCGGGATTCAGACATCGCCCGTTTCCGTGCGGCATTCAGCTTTGTTCGGTGATCCTCCAAAAACTTCGAGATGTATGCCTGCCGCGCTTCCACCTCTTTGCGGTAGGTGGATTTCTCGCCGGTTGTCTCAAACGCTTTCAGAATTTCGTGCGCCATGTCGCTTTTCAGCTTCGTCAGCATCCGTTTGTCTCCGACCGTATTCAGGAGCACCGATTCGTTCCACTGCTTGACGGCTTGCTTCGCGTTCTGATACTGGCTGATCAGATCAGCAAAGATATCGGACTCCACATCGGATGTGGAATCGACCGCAACACCGCTCTCCTTCAGTTCTGCAAGGATCCGGGAGGGCATCATGCCACCCTTGTTTGACCATGCACGGAGCAGGGAAGGATACCCCTTGTCAAACATATGCTTCAGGTCTGCTTTTTCCGTATCTGTGAATTTCACCTTCTTGCGGTAGGATTCCACGCCGTTGATAATATCCACCATCCGGGCGTATTCCTCGCGCCCGATGCTGTCCAATTCCTCCTGCACCACAGCGTGATTCAGAATGTAATCCGCGGCTTGCAGAGCCGTTTTCAGTCTGCCATCGCCCTGCTCCTTGTTCATCTGCTCAAACAGGAAGTCGATCACCTCCGCGCGGGACTTTCCGCGGATTTTCGCCCGCAGGGAAGCCTTGTCATCGCTTAGGATTTCGGACACGAGCGCGGTCACGTTGTCAATGGCGATTGCCGCATCGGTTTGCGAGTAGACCTTTCCTTTCGTTCGATTCGCCACGATCTTCGACATCTGTCCCCGGCTGTAGCCTGTGCCGGAGTCGAGTTCAAAGCGGACATCGTTCAGCTTTTTCACCGCCTTTGCACGGTCTTCATCCGTTTTTCCGTATACCTCATATGGGATTTTACGCCGTTCAAGCTGCTTTTTCAGCGTATCGGAAGCGGATTCCGGCAATTCAACCATCTTGATCTCGGAGAAGTTCACAACGCGCTGCGGCTTGGCTTCAAAATACCCGGTCGGCATAGCAGATACCGCGCGGTAGACATCAAGAATCCGGTTTGCCGTGTTGCGGTCAATGCTATAACCGCCATTTGCAAAATATCGGATAATCGAGTCAGCGGAGCGGAGTTGCCCTCCACCAACAATCAAGGAACCGATTGCGTCCGAAACAAAGAAATCGTTGCTTGTCTTGATTTTGTTTGCATTTTTGATATCTGTAATAATGTCTATAATCTGATTTCCGATGTCATCTTTGATTTGTGTATATGCCTGATCGTCAATTATTTTCAGTCGCGCGGAATCCTTCTTCATGTCGGAAATGCTCTTGTATTCCGGGGTAGCGACCGCCGCAACCGACTCCGCGGTAGCGCCGAATGTGCCTTGCCCTCGCGCCTGCTGATTCTTCTTCATATCTCGCATGATGTTGTCAATCGTGAAATCGTCATGAAGCTGTTCAAAAGATCTGCGGTTTCCGGAAGGGGTGAAGGGGTCTTTATTGTTGCGAATCCCTTTTTTGCCGAGAATACCGTCTGCCTTTTCCGTCAACCATTTTCGGAAATCGTCAAAGTCAATCTTTTCTTCAATTGCTTGCGCAGTTGCAAGGCGATCCACCTCTTTGGTGTCAACGCCATATTGCCCATGCTCCAAATCATCGAGATATGCCCATGTTCCACCGACCAAATCATAAACCTGTGAAGCACCGTACCGGCTGACGATTGTCCTTTCCAACAAAGCACGCTTCTTCGGATCATCGTTGTACTTATCCAAAATCGCCTTCTTCACGTTTTCAAGCTGACTTTCCCATGCACTGTTGTCTCCTTCCAAAACGTCAAGGCAAATCTGCTTTGCATCCGAGCCGAGGATGTCAATGAAGTTCTTTACAGCTTCAATTCCTCCATACTTGGAATACTCTTTCTTGTAATATACCGGTTGAACAGTCTCTCCCTTGCTTTGCAGATATGCCGCTTGGAATCCGGTTCTGCGGGACATACTGTCTATCAGAGCGGGAAGTGACTGAGAGCTGGCATCTCCAAGGTTGTCAATGGCGTGTGATACATCGGATGCATATTCACCATCCGCAATCCCCCGTGCGAGGGCGGACAACTCGCGGGAAAACTGCTTTGCGGCATCCCGGTTCACTTTATATTCCACGGAAGAACCGGTCGGCGTGTATGCGTCACTGCCGTACAGCTTATTTGTACGGTTCATCTTGGGGTCGATGGTATCTCTGCCGAAAATAACCGAAATATCGCCATAGTTGGAATGCCCCTGATCTGCCTTTACAACGGCGATTGACGGCATTGGAAATCCGCCGAGATCCAAAGTGTCAAGTAACTTTTGCTCCGACAGATTATGAATCGCAATCAGGTTCTTTGTTTCCTGCACCTTAACCGGCGTGGTTTGGTTACCGATTTTCAGTTCGAACCGGGTATTTTCACCGATTTTACTCTTGCCACCGACATTCTCTTTTTTGGTGACAATAGCCGATGCTTTCCCGAATTTTGACGTGCCTTGAACCTCGAAATCGCTTCCAAGCGCGTCTTTCAGATATGCCACAAGTTCGTTGCGTGTAAATCCTTTTTGATATGATCCTGTCGATGATACAAACCACTCCATGTCACCGATTTTGACATTGCTGGGATTGCTCGAAAGCGTATTGACATCATCGCCGCGGACATTTACATACAGTTTTCCGCCATCTGCCAGCAGATTTCCCATTTTCACCACAAGGGCATCCCGCTGATCCTGCGGCAATACGTTGAGAACGGCATTGCTGATGATTGCATCGTATTTCCCATCCAACGCAGAATAATCGGTGTATTTCGGAGAATAACTGCGGTCGGGATACGGTTCAATGTCATCGACCTCAAAGCCGTACTCGTCAATACCGGCACGGGTGCCGTACCCAAGACCGCTGGAAGCGTCAAGAATCTTTCCGTTGAATCCTTCTGCTTTCAAAATGTCATAAATTTTTCTGTATGTAGATACAGTGCTCCGTATCTGTGTAGGGTTGCGCGTTTGTGATTCATCTGCCGTAACATCCCAAAGGGAAGGGAAGCGCTTTTTGGCTTCCGCCGTATCGATTGTCGGTTTCCACTCCTGACTTGAAGGTTTCACGGGAGAAACGGCAGGGAGGGAATACCGCGTCTCTGATTTCTCAATGGTGCTGTTCGTATCCTGCGCGGAAGGATTGGATCCAAATAGCAGGCTTGCGATCTCGCTGTTTCCTTTGCTGTTCCGAATCGCGTCCTCGATGGTGCGGAGATAGCCTTCCAGCGACCGTGCGGTTCCCATGTCGCGGGAACGGACGTCATTGATCCACCGACCGATTGCACGGAAGGTGCGCAGAACCAGCTTTTGATTGCTCCGTGCAATCCGCGTCAGGAACCCGCGCCGGTACAGGAATTCCGCGCCGAAATTCGCGGTCGCTTCCTCGCGCATCATGAGATCAAAGGCTTTCTCCGTCTTCTCGCTGGCAAAGCTGCGGGTGACCGTTCCGTCCTCGTTCTTCGTCAGAATCAGCCCCTCGCGCCCGGCTTTCGCGCAGGCATCAAAATATTCATCCCGTCTTTCCCGGACATAATTGTCAAACGCGCCCTTTTCCAGCATTCCGGAGGTCACATCCATAACGGCTTTCATGTTTGTATACTGGTCGTGCATCATATCATGCATGAACTCATGCAGGAAGGTCTGCTCCAGTGGGGACTGGATGTCCGGATTCAGTAGGATCAGGCGGCGCTGGCTCCCGTCCTTGAACACCGTCCAGGTGCCGTTCTGCGAGATGGATTTCGTGAAACGAATATCCAAGCCGGAGCGTGCGGTCATGGCAATGGCAATCTTTTTGACCGTCTTTGCGTCCACGCCGTTTGCTTCTGCGGACTTCACCATGCGGGAGACTGCAACACGGTCGCGGTATGCCATCGTGTTGAAGCCCTTCACCATCTTGTTCAGCTTTTGCTCGGTTGCGGAATCGATCTCGGATTTCTGCCGCGGCTTTTCCTTCGCCTTTTCCTCCGTGCTATCCTGCTCCTGTGCGGCGTTCTCTCCCTCTGCGGTTGTTTTCCCGTCCATGCCTGTCTGCGTCTCCTGTGTGGTCTGTGCGGCTTTCTGCGCTTCATACTGCGCGGCGCCTTCCTTTGCCTGCTCGTAATACTGCCGCATTTCCTCTGCGGGGACGTTGGTCTTGTCCCACACACCGCCGTTTGCGTCCTGTTTGGCGGACTTATCGTTGATGGCGTAATTGTAGGTGCCGTCAGAATTCTTCTTGATGGAGAGATACATATTGTCGGAAACACGGACGTTCTGAACGCTCTTTTCACCGTCAAAGTCAGTCTGCGTGATCTCTGCGGCGGCAGGAGACTGTGCCGTGGCTTCTCCGTCTACAGAGAACCGCGTTCCGTCCGCGTTCACGTTCGAACCGCCGCCCTCCATCGTGCTGGTAAAGTCCCGCACCTCGGCTTCGGCTACCAAATCGGAATCCACGGTCAGAACACCGTTGACCCAGTCACGGATTGCCATTTGCGTGGTGATGTTGTCCCGGTTGTTAAGAAGATCCCGCGTTGTAACCTTCTCATTGGTGTAATACGATGCCAGCTGTGCGTACTGCTCCAGCGTCTGCGCGTCCGCTTTCATGATGTTCGTATACGCCTGCATGACGCCGATGTTCTTCTCGATGTAGGCGGTGAACATCTGCATCTGTCCCAACGCTACGCGGGATGCAAAGTTGGTCTTGTCCTTCTGCGCGTTGTAGTTTTCCACACTCTCTTTCAACATATCCACAACCCCGGCAGGGTCTTGGAAGTTCTCTGCGGTCTTTGCTTCCTCCAGCACAACCTCCGCCGTCCTGACCATCTGCTGTGCGTTGCCGGATTCGTTGATGTGGTACCCCCGTGATGCCGCCGCGGCACGGTTGATAATCATCGAGGAACCGGACATCAGACCTCCGGATGCGAAACCGACCATGCCGGAATAAATCGCCTGACCCAAAGTTGTAGATGCTTCCGGGTCAACTCCGGTCAAGCGGCTGATGCCGACATCCCAAAAGTCTCCGAGGAATTCTTCTACAAATTCACCGGAGGATTCCTTCAAAAGGTCTTTGAGAACCGCATTGGACGCAACCGCTTTGAGGAATCCTTTCTTTGCTGTCTGTGTTGCGGTGGTTTCCACTGCATTCTTTGTCAGACTGCCGGTGACACCCGCACCGATACGCCCGACCGCCTTGAATGTCGCGCCGCTGATCTTTTCCATCAAAAGCTCACCACCGGCAGACAGACCGCCGTATGCGTATTCCTTGAACCCCAGCTGTCCGGTCTTGTTGACGGCTTCTCCGACAGAGTTTCCGAAAACCCCTGCGCCGAATATAACCGTCCCTGCGCCCGGCGCCACAAGGTTGAGCAGGAACACAGAGGACTGCCCGACACCGGCACCGGCATCCGCAAAGAACTGCGTCACTTTGCCGGGGGAATACTTCTCCGCCATGTCCGACTGCCATTCCCCAATGTAGGATTTTTTCGCGTAGTACCGCGCAAGGCGGTCATCTCCGGCAAGCTTCGCCACAGTGGAGGACGCAAGCCGCCCGATACCCTCAAATACGCCGCCCAAGCCTGCGGCGGTGTTGCCGCCGATGTATGCCAGGTTGCCGCCGGCAGATGAGTTTGACCGACTGGTCTTTTTTGAGGAAATTCCGTCCATCGGGGCATTTTTTTTGCCGGACGAACTATATTCGAACTTATAATCCGAAATTGCCATAATATCTCCTTGACATAATTAAGTTTTTGTGATACAATAGAAAACAGAACCGATAAAAAACACACTCGGAGGAAATATGTATTTATTCCAACACTTTATCGACACGAAAGCCGCTTTTGTAAGCGAAACAGGAAACGGTGGAATATCATCACATCATTTCGAAAAACCAAAAAGCGAATTCACCCTTTTCATTGAGCAATACTGGTGGGTATTTATGATTTTACTTCTCGTATTGCTTACAATCGCCATTGGAATCACGTACATGAAAAGAAATCCCAAAAGCAACTCCGTAACCATTCATTTGGTAGGGAGAGAGGATCTTTTGGTTTCCCGTGGTTCAAAGCCGATTCTTCCCATGCAGAGCAAACCCGGATATGCTTTTCGCGGCTGGTTTCTTGATTCTGCGTGTACGATTCCATTTGATTCCCGAAAACCAATAAAAAGAGACTTGATTTTATACCCGAAATGGGAGAAAGAGGTTGGCTGATGCCAGCCTCTTATTTCATTCTTGCTTTTCTCGATCTTAAGGTAATCGGGTTGTTGTATTTTTGATAGAGCATATTGTAAAGCTGTGTCAACTGCTCTTCGGTAAGCCCATCGAACGAAAAGGACAACAAGCGTTTTACCGGTTGCCACTCACCGCCACGCGAAATAACAAGCGTTTTTCCTTCATTTCCTGTTCTGCCGGATGCCGAGAGCGTGCCTTTTTCTGTTGTTGTTTTTGGATAGGATTTCAATATGTTTGTTCCGAGAACCATCTTCACCTTTGTCTTTTTCCCTCCAATGTCAACCGTCAGAATGTGCCCATTGCCGGATTGGTATTCATAAGACACGTTGCCGAGAATATCATCGGAAATGTCTGTCAGAAGTTTGTTGTACATATTGGTCGGCATTCCGAGTTCCTGGTAGTTTGCCAAAATGTTCAACACCTCGCTATAGTTCCCTTCCGCCATATTATTCAGGTTGGTTTTCAAAATATCGAGTTTCTGATCCTCCGTAATATCAGAAGATATTACCTTCTTCGTGAATGCAGAAGCCTTTTCGGAATCGCTCATGTTGTCCCATCCTTCAATTGTTGAGCCGATTTTGGCTTCGGTTACACCATCCGTCAGCGCCTTCTTGAAGAGTTCATAGCTGTCACCCTGCGCCGTGGTATAGGACTTATCCAACCGACCAAGAACATCATCCACGGTTGCTTCGTCATAACCGGAGTTGAGAAGCTGTTGCCGCAGGGAATTTTTCGTTGCGGGGTAATAGGCAAAGTTTTCGTTCGAGACAAGGGTGTTGTAGAGGTCGGTTGCCTTTGTAGCCGTGCCGCTTGTGGATTCAGTGTAAGCCGCCTGCGCTTTGCCGATGCTCTCGGCGATGGTGTCATCAAAGCCGACTGCCTTTGCGTATGCTTTCGCCTGTTCCTCGGTCATGCCCGCCTGTGTGGTGTATTCCAGCACCGTCAGCATCTTGCTCTGCTGCTGTGCATCATAGGCTTGGAGATACTGCGCGTAGCCCAGCCGGTTGCTCTGATCGGTTGCCGCCTTGGTTGCGTCCGCTTGCAGAATCGCGTTCTGCTTTGCCGCGTATGCCGCATTGTTGGAAGCATCGCTGTATCCGGTGTTCGACAGCCCAGAACGCGCCAGCTGTTCGCCTGTCTGACCGTAGCCGGCAAGCGCCCGCGCATAGTCCGCGTTTGCTCTCGCCACACTCGCGTCCCGTGTTTTCTGCGAATCCTGCGGCGTTTGACCGATGGATGCAAGGTAGTCCGCATAGGAGTTGTACCCGCTGTATCTGCCGTTCGTGAGGTAGTTGCCGTATTTGATATCCTGCGAAACCTTCCCGCCCGTCAGGTAATCCGCATAGGCAAGGTCGGATTTCTCCTTTGCCGCCTGCTGGCGGTAGTAGTTGTTCAGCTGATCCATCGCGTTCTGACTGTCGGTTCCCTTTGCCACAGCCGCAACGCCGCCCTTGGGAGACGCATCCACCGTTGTATTGTCCGCAAGGGTTGTCAACACCTTGTCAGGATCCTTTGTCACCGTTCCGTTCGTTACCTTAGCCATTTGCTTTTACCTCCTGCTTTTTCCCTGTATTATTTTCGGTTTTTACCGCGATATTTGTCGGATTCTGCCGCGATTCTCCCGCGTTTTGCTCCTGATCTGCCATCATCTGCGCATTTTGAAGGTCGGTCACCAGTTTGCGGAAGTGCGATACCATAATCTGCGCATTCGGGCGGTGTGCTTTCTCCTGCAGGCGCCAGTAGAGGAGCATGGTGTTCGGGTCGGCGGGGTTACCCATCGCGCCGGATGCCAGATCGTTGGCATTCATCTGCCACATCATATCCCGCTGTTGCTCCAAAGAGCCGTTCGCTTCCACCGCAAAGGTGTAATCGTCATTGTAGTACCATTCCCCGTGTACGGCATCGAACTCCAGGAAGGAATACCGCGAGAAGACGTCCACCTGCGCGCTTCCCTCGTCATCCGTATACGGCACGTTGCGCGGCTCGTCTGCATAGGCAAGGTACAGTTCGAACATCGCCTGGTCGATATCGGCATAGGCGGCGTATTTCTCCACTCGCTTGGACTCCAGCCGTCCGGAGGACTGCAACACTTGTTGCTGTTTTGCAACGCCGCTCTGCGCGGTTGCATCCCGCTCTCCGATATAACTGTCCGTGATGCCGATATTCCGCTTTGCCATCTCATACTGCCTCTCTGACTGTTGCATATCCTGTTGAATGGACATCTCACAGGTGATGCTTCCCACGCAGTCCCGCGCGACCTGTCCCTCCGGCACCTCAATGGACAGGTCAAACACGCCACCGGAGACGCTGTAAGCAACGCCCTTGCGGTGAAACTCAATCGCACCGGAGCGCATCAGCTTGTCGTGAATCCGGCTCTCCAGCTTGTTGATCTCCTGCTGTTGCGGGCGGATGACCTCGCAGTCGCTCTGCCCGTACAGGCTTTTCGGTATCGACACATTCCTGCGGCAGATCACCGGCAGGCGCTTGGGCTTGTAGTACGGCAGTTTGGTCGGTGCCGTTTTCGGGCGCAGAACCTTGCGCATCTGCGGGAGCATTGCACCGGTGGGCGTTCTCTGCATCAGTGGTTCGCCTGTCTCGTCCAGCACCGGCTCGTCCGCTTCCTCCATCACCGGCTCGCCGTCCTTGTAGACCGGGCTGAATGCCGGGATTTTCTTCTGCACCTTCTGTTTGATGACCGCGCCGGTGGGCATCATAACGTCCTCATAGGCGTAATCCGGCAGAATGATGTCCTCGGTCAGTTCCTCGTAGTCCTCGTCCTGCATCTCATAGTCCGGATTGGAGCAGGGGTTTTCTTCGCACAACTCCTTCCGCTTGCCGCAACACCGGCAGATGTACTTCTTCCGCGCGTAGTAGTCATCCACATCCTGGAGTTGGGTGTCACCGCTCCAAACGTACTTGCAGACCGCGCCGTCCTCGTTCCGCCAAAAGCACGTGTACACCGTCACCACGTTGTACTGCTCCAGGGAAACATCCTCGTCCTCCGGGTCAATCTCCGCCTTTTCTGCGGTGTTGATGGACACGCCATAGGTGCGCACGATGTCATCCTTCGTCATACGGGAACGGATGAAGATATACTCCATCTCGTTGACATCGTAAATACCCGGCTGCGGGATGATGTCGGACGGGTCGATGATCGACACCTTGCCCTCGCCGACCGTGAAGTGCGTCCGGACGCTGTTGTCGAATTCCACCAGGTAGAAGGTTGCCCCCAGTGTCGGCGCGTAGAATTCGTCCGTGTTGTTCATCCGCTCAAAGGGCAACTTATCCCGGAGCATATTCAGAAGGTGTTCCGCTGACTTTGCGTTCCGCTCCGTGTGTTGGAGCGAGATGCGCGGCGTGACCTTCGGCGCAGGGATGCGCATATCCTTCTGACTCTCGATCAACTCGCGGGTGATGTTTCGGATGACCGTTGCGTCCTCCGGCAGTTCTGCGGAATCATTCACCGGGTCGATCTTTTTGGAGCCGTTGTACTGCTCGATATTCTTCTTGTTGAGTTCCGTCTGCCGCTCATACTCCGGATGCGTCTTTGCATCTCCCATCAGCTTTTCAAAGAACTCCAGCTTGTTTCCTTCAATTCTCATTCTGTTTTATCCTCCTTGATTTTCAATAGCGGTATCCTGTCGGTTTGCCGCCCATCATCTTCTCCATCACGCCGCGGACATCCGGGGATGCACGACACCAGTCATCGTACATATCCTTCGTCCACAGCCGTTCCTCGCTCTCCACACGCTCCGGTGCGGCGGAAGTCCACGCAATCATTCCATACCGTAATCCGTCACAAACGTGCGTGATATCATGTGGCTCGGTCATACAGTCTGTCGGATGCTTTGGGTCAATCTGAAGCAGGGGAAGGTCATGGATCAGTCTGCGGCAGTTGCGGAAAATCTGCATCTTTGGCAGTCCGTCCGGCTGAATCCGCAGAACCGACTTAACCGACAGCCAACCGGCTTCCCGGTCGTTCGATGCTTCCGAAAGAGGAAGCCCAGCCGCACGGAACAGATCAGCCTTTGTCTTGCCTGTCTCCTGCGTCCTGGAGCGGATGATGTCAGGCGGTGCCCACGTTGCCGCGATTTCCTCGCCGCTCTCTGTGTACTCCAGCGCCTTGCCAGCCGCATCCTCAATCGTCAGATTCGGAGAACAGAACTCCTTGTAGATGTATACCCGCCCGTCCGGGGAGATTGCGAACCACAGCATGGCGAACATATCCAAGCCGTAGTCCAGACAGCGGTATTTCTTCCAGTGTGCCGGGATGGTGAACGGCTCGATGACATGGATCGCCGGGTCGAACTCGGTGAAATACTGCCCCTCGATGACATCCCATCGCCCCTCCAGGAGCGTCTGCCGCAGAATCTCCGGCAAAGTCTCCATGCTTTTCAGATACTCCGGGTCGTTCTCCATCAAATAGGCGTTTTCCGTCAGCTTCGCAGGGATGAACATCCGGCGCCGCCCGTCCTTACCCACAAACGGCGTCTCCGGCTCTGCCGGGTCTACAAAGTTTTCCTTCACCCATGCGTGCCCCACGTTGCCGGGGTTCGTGGAGAGTGCAAGGAATCGCGGTGCAGGGAACCGACCGCGAACACGGGAACGGAGATAGACGAACTGGTCATAGGTAAAGTGCGTTGCTTCATCCAGCCGTATCACATCGAACTCTGCCCCCTGATACTGGAATACATCGTTCTCACTGGCGCAGTATCCGAACCGGATGGTCGATCCGTTCCAAAGCGTTCCCACGTGCTTGGATGAATTGTACCGGTACCACGGTTCCCCCGGAAAGTGCTTGAAATGCTCCTTAATCAGAGAGCCTTCCAACTCCACGAACGTCCGCCGTAGCATCAGCTGTGTTGAGCCGGGGTAATCGATGGCATAGAGCAGAGCCGCAATGCACTGTGCCGCGCTCTTGCCGCCGCCAGCCGCCCCTCCGTACATGATTTCATCCACACCGCGCTCGAACACGAATTTCTCCTGCTTCGGGAGCAATTCAATATGCAGCTTCGGTTCCTCGCGTTTCCGCTTCTGTCCGGCAACCTTCTTTGCCTTCGCGTATTCCCGCCGATCCAGTCCGGCAATCACAAACTTTGCATATTCTTCTCCGGTCATTTCTTTTCCTCTTTCCTGCTGACGATGACATTCAGTGTCCCGGCACCGGAAGTCACCTCAACACTCGCTTTCTCGTCCTTCTCCCGATACCCGTGATTTGCCGCAAGCAGGAACTTTGCAAAACTCGGATCGAATACCCGTGTCAGACCTCCATTGATCAGCATCCGCTCCTGTATCCGCATCGACTCCACAAATGCCTTTGCAAAGTCCTCATGCTCCCTGACCCAAGTGCAACAGGCATCGGTGTATGTTCCGATACTTTGAGCAAACCGTTGCAGTGTCGGCACCCCGGCTTCCTCTCCCTCCGAATAGTGCCTGAAGAACTCCAACAGCATCCCGGCATACTCCGGCTTGTAATCCGACTTTGCCCTGACCACATTCTTAGACCCCTTCGGTCTACCCATTCTCTCACATCCCTTCACGCGCATAATGATCGAAAAATACTCTGTTTTTATCATTTTACAAGGATAACGGGCATAAAAAAAGCCCTGATTGGTTCAAAATCAGGGGTTATTGGTTCAACTTTTCGTATTTTCAGAGTATTTCAAGGAAAAAGAAAAAAGGGCACCCATAACAGGCGCCCTTCAAACGTATTTCCGGAGATTCGATGTAACAAAAAATGTAACGGAACTGGTCAAAATCAGACCTAACGGGTCAAAATGCGCATTAGAAAGCCCCAACATATTGTGTTTGAGCATTACTTTACCACAATATATTGGGGTTTCCTGGTATTGGTGGAGACAGATGGAGTCTGCGCAATTGGTTATTATTACTATATATTGTGGTACAGATTGGCAAAACACACTATATATTGTGGTGATCGAATGGTTTGTTTTGTTACATAACTA